TCAAAGCGTTGCGTACTGTTCTTCCAGCGTACAGCATTGCAGCACTGCTTGCCGGCGCTGTATAAATCGTGATAAGTAAATACCTCGCTCAGTCCACCAACGTCCAAACTGCGCTGTAACCTGTTCGCTTCTCGTTTTGCTTTGCGGCGCTCATAACGGCCGCTTCGTCTGCTCATAAAGTTATTCGCCCTCCGTACATATATCTTGTAGGGTATCGTCTAATATGCTTTGCTCCCACACATGAAACGGGGTAAGATACATCGCCCGCCATGCACGCTCGGTTTCCCGGCGGCGTCCGTGTCTGAGCATCAAAGGGCAGTTTTGGACTTGCGTCACGGGAAGCATCTCTCCTTTCGTAAAGGTCGTAGTTCACTCTGCTTCGAGTTACTGCGGTTGACCTTAACCATTTCTGGTTTACGAAATCCGGGGCGAGCCCATTGGAATTCCTTGCGTTGTTGTTGTTCGCGTTGCCGTTCGTGTTCACATTGCAGAAGTTGTTGCTGTTGTTGTAATTAGGGGAACGCTCCCACCAATTAGCAGTGGAACACGGAAGTGCGAAAAAACACACCCGCCGACAGGTTTTACAGAGATGCACCCATACTTTCATTATTTTCTGCCTTTGTCGCTCTTCAGCACATTTGTTAATAACCCGTTCTCTCGGTCGATTAACTCGCCGAGTTCCTGTGCCATATGCTCCAATTTCTTTTTGGCATCTGAAGACTTAACGCTATTACCACTTCCTGTAGTAAAACACCCCGATGGGTTTGTCATCATCAGCTCATAACAATGGCTAAGATGAACATCGAGTGCCATCAGTGATGCGCGTGCTTCAAGTAAATGCGTCTTCCGCAGTTCTTTCCTCATTGCATCAGAAGGATAGATGCTATTTGCTTTCTCAGTGTGGTCTAACACTTCTGAGGCAAGGGAAGACACTTCTGACGCAACAAGCCTTGAATAGCGCGAGGACAGGCGTGACAGGAAGTTGATGGTCTGAATGTAGATTTTGTTGGCGACATTGATATACTCTGCCTTGCTTTCAGACCTATGTGCTTTCAAAACTGACATAGAAATCTCCTTTCGTTCTTTTTATTGTGTTGTCCTCTTGGACTAATCACAAAGGGGCAACCCCCTCCGCAGAAAGAAAAATGCATCTGCAAACAAAGGCAAATGCAACCATACTGATATTTTAATAGGGGGGGGGACGAGGTTCCCATCCTAAACCGCAGAGGGGCAACCCCTTATATAGTTTCACCTGCTATGAATCCGCCCACTGTCGTGGGCTTGATTCATTTGGTTTCAAGATTAGACCCTGAAAGCCGGGGCGAGCCCATTGGAAAACCTTGCGCTGGTGTTGTGCGCGGTGCCGTTCGAGTTCACAAGGCAGAAGGTGCTGCTGTTGTTGCAAAGAGGGGAACGCTCCCACCAATAAGCAGTGGAACTTGTTGAGCTGTGACGGTATTTCACCTTGCTATTGCCGTTCTTGTAATACTGGTACTGCGCTTGGTAGTTCTGCTCCGCAGAGTTTGCATAGCTTCTGGTGCCAAAAATCTCGTATTCGGCCAGAAGAGGAAGGTAATCGACAGATTTGGTGACATAGGAAGCAGTGTTACTACCACCTCCTGTGTTATCCGTATAGATGTTCATTGGTTTCATGACAGCACGCAGGTCACTTGGGAGAGCTGCCATAAGAGTTCCAGAAACAGGAGACGTCGCAGTTGTGGTTCCAGCATCATTGTTGTTGGAGTTCGTACTGCCGAGAACATCATACCGCAGGTCGCAACCTTTCCAACCGCCAGAGTTAGTATTGGAGCTATGGTTCATGTTGAACCACTTCTGACCACCGGTCGAATAGTCGTTATAGTGGCTATCCACCAGACAAATATCCGTGCCGCCGCTCAGAGCCGTCTTGAATGTGCCGAACGTGATACCCGTACCCTCACGAGAACTATTGTGGTCAAATCCAAGGATGTACACATAATAAGTACCGTTAATGGCTTGGGTGCCGACAGTTCCGTTAACAGTCACAGCCTTGCGGTCACCAACAGCCCAGTAGTTCGCACCCTGACTTGCGTCAGCAACGCTCTTGATAACAGACCAGTCGTTTTCATTTAGAACCGAGCTGACAAACTTGGCCTCGACAGTAACAGACTGGCTTGATGGAGCGGTGTAATTTGTGCCGGCCGTGCAGCTTACGGTGATAGTCGTGTTACCGGTTGTCTGATTCACATTGTTAACGGTCACAGTGTTACCGCTGCGAGAAACAGTTGCGATACCAGTATTATTTGACACAACACTGATAGTGCCATCATGGTTACCACCGATAGTGAAGGTATCAGACAGGTTAGATGGACTCAGCTCAATGGAATTTGGACTCACCGTCAACGTACCAGTTGCTTTACCGATAGACCACGAAACGGTCTTGGCAGTTGTTGTACCATCACTCCACCGATAATCCGTGGTCGGAGTGAAGGTCGCACTGTAACTGCCGGCGTTTGTACCGGAGGTTGTGCCGCCGATAGTCATGTATGTCGTATTATAGTTGCTCCATGTTGGAGACTGCGCACCGCCGTTGTAAGTCAGACTTCCGCTTTGAGAAGGCACATTATCAATGGTGATTCGATTAGCAACACCAGTATCACGCTGGGTGGTGGAAGCATTGACACCACCATCCGTAGTCTCAGGGAAGAAACTGATGTAATAAGTCGTACCATTGGTCAACCCGGTTACAGTCAGCGGAGTGTTGGCATACTGATTCCGAGTCGTTACTTTCAGCGTATAGACTGCATCAGAGTCATCCTTGTCAGTGGCGTAAGAACCTTCCTTCACAACGACAGTAGTGCTTGCCCACGTTGCAAGAGTAACGCCGTCACTCGTAATGGTAGCAGCAGGGTCAGACCATTTGATGGTCATCTTGCCGTTACCAGCTTCCTCGGAAGCAACAATACTTGTGACATTCCAGCTATCAATCCCTGCCACCTGAGCAGTAGGAGTGGCGCTAAACTCATCATCTTCACTATCCGTATAAGTACCGGTTGTGGTGTATGGGAAGAATTTATAGTAGTAGGTCGTTCCATCAGACAGACCGCTGTCGCAGAAATATGCATTGGAATACTGGTTGCGAGTTGTGCTGTCAATCAC